GCCGCGCTGGGTGTACTTCTTGGTCCCGCGTTCGCGGCGCTCCGTTATCCATACGTCCCAAGTGTCTGCAAATTCCTTTGAATCGAATGGCAACACCACCCCCCTCTCTTTAGATGTGTTGTAAGTTGTTCTTTTACTTGTACTAGTAGAGGTATCATTTGGGGATGCTGCCTCCCCATTTTGGGGACTCTGCCTCCCCATTTTGGGGATGCTGCCTGCACGGGTAGTGACGCATCTTACTCGTCCATTGAAAGTTACCTCTACAAAACCCCGGTCGGCGAGCTTGCGAAGGGAACGTCCGATGGTGTTTCGTGAGATTCCGTACTCGCTCTGGATGGTGTCGTTGGACTTCATGAACGACCTCCCATTGCCAGTGAACGAATCTATCTCGGCGAGCAACGCCTTCTCGACGAGGGTGAGGTCTTTGTCCAACCATATCTCGGCGGCGATCCATACGCCCTTAAACGTTCGCTCCATTCTCGTACAGGTTTATGGCCTTAAATATCTGCAAAGCGACTTGAGGAACAATGGCATTGCCATACGCTTTTATGCTTTCTCGTCGCCACTTTGGAAAGGTGATGCCGTCCAGTTCTTTGGGAAGCCCATCATCTCCTCCACAAAGTGGGGGTGCAGCCATGTTGTACAGGTTGTTTGCATTCTGTAACCTATCCCATCCTTTAAAGAGTTTGTTAGAGGGTTGTGGTCTTTCCTGGGTTTGTTCCCTGCCCTTCCCCCGTTGCTGTCCGATACAGTCGGTGTCGGAAGCATTCCTAACACCTGTGTCGCAAGGTTTGGCACGGTCGTCCCGTTGGCGTATTTCTCCATGCGCTCCTTGAACTTGTCCGTGTCCATCACCTCCTCCCTTGTCGTGGGCGTAAGCAACAAACCACACTCGATCTCTTCGGTGGGGAGCACCGACACTGCAAGCTGGAAGTACAAACGGTTGGACGGCGTACCCTTGAGCTTCCAAGTCAGCGCACACCTCCTCGAAGACCAACCCTCCATTCCAACCAACAAGGCCGCGAACGTTTTCGCCCACGACGTAGCGCGGGGCGCATTCTCGAATAACGCGCAGCATCTCTGGCCACAAGTGGCGCTCGTCCTCCTTTCCCTTTCGCTTTCCGGCGAGGGAGTAGGGTTGGCATGGGAACCCTCCTGTGAGTATATCAATTCGTCCAGAGTAAGTTGTCGCGTCGAGTTCTTTGATGTCTCCATGTTGTATGGCGTTTGGGAAGTGATGTTTAAGGACTTGTCGCGGGAACTCTTCCCACTCGCAGTTGAAGACGTTGTTCCAACCCATCCACTCGGCGGCCAAGTCGAAACCTCCGATGCCGGAAAAGAGAGACGCGTGGTTCACGTCTCCCTCGTTGGTTCCAGCACTTTCAGCTCGTGCTCCCGGTACTCGACCTCTCCATGAAGTTGTAGGTAGGTCGTGTTCTTGGTCTCCACGATTTGCCGGGCGTGCTTCAGTATGCCGCTTGGGTTCTTTGCCATCCAGTTCCCCACGGTCTTCTCACTCACCCCCAGCTCTTCGGCGCATTGCTTTTGCGATCCGAAGTGTTTTCTAATGTAGTCTCTCATTGGTTCTTGTGTAATTCGTCGAGCATCTTGTCTTGTTGGTCTGGTCCTGTGATGGCTTGGTAGGTGTTTGGCTCGGCGGACATGGAGGTGAACCAGTCACCCCCCGTCCATTTGCCGACCGCGTAGACGTAGCCGTCACCCATCTTCCAAGCGCAGAGGTACCATCCTTCCTTCGTTGGTGTTCCTGTCTCCCACATTAGACCTCCACTTCGTCTTTGATGACCTTGCGAGCACTCAAGGCCACCCGTGCAAGTTGCAACACGATTGAGTCGTAGTCCTTTTGAAAGGGGTCACCTGCCGCTTGCATGGCACAAGCCACGGCCCAGCTTGCCACAATGCCTTTGACGTCGTTGTTGGCAGGTGCTTTGGGGCTTGATGAACCGCCACCATTGAAGCCGGGCTTGTCGAGCTTGAGGCGCGGTCCCCACTTTGAGGTCGTTTGTTCTTTGACCACGCATTCGTCTCCGACTTTCCATTTGTCTGGGGTCATGGCGTTCACCTCTCCGACCATGCCATTCTCAAGAATGACGTCGAACTTGTGAAAGGTCTTTCCGTTGTAGTCGAACGTACCTTGTGGGGTGATGTTCTGAATTTTGGTTTGTTCCATTGTGTTTGGGATTGGTTTGATTCTTTTTACCCGGTGGCCGGGTGGGATAACGTAAAGGGCTTTATGTCTTGCTTGGTTTGCATCGAGCGCGTCGAACTGTTCCTTGTCCCAGTCGTCGTGATCGTGCCCTCGAAAGTAGGTTACTTCGAATCGAGGCATGGTGAATAGATGTATTTGGTCACGGTGGTTTCCGTCCCCCACCGCGTAGGGACTTTCATGGGTTGGCTTGTGATGTCGTAGCCCTCACGTCGCAGGTCATGGATGCGTGACGCAAGACGTGTGTTGCCAAGGTCGCGTATGGCTTCGAGGGTTGTGATGCTCCCGAACTCTTCCAAGTATTCGAGGAGGCGCGTTTTGTGTGTGTGTTTCATCCGGCAATTTGTTTCTTGAAGTCAGACCAGAGGGAGTCAAACTTACGCTTGAATTCGTCCGCGTCGCGGGCCACCTCTTGTCGTGTGAAGTTGGCCGTCCATTCGTTGAAGTCTTCCGCTGGTTGGTCAGGGTAGACGGTGTGTGAGATTCCGTTTGGCTTAAGCATCACCACTCTTTTTTGAGGTCAAGGAACAAGGCCATCTCTGCTCGGAACTCGTCAATCTCTCCGAGCGTCATGTCTTTGAATTCGTTTCCGCGTAGGCGGGTGGCGATCTTATAGGCGAGGTCGCGGCCTTTGGTGCTTTTCTTTTGCATCGTGTTGGGGGGTTTAGGTATAAAAAAAGCACCCCGATAAAGGGGTGCATTGAGTTAGGCGTTGGGCTTTGTTTCTGAAACGATGAAGGCAGTATTCAACACAGCGTGTAGGTCTTCCATGGTGTGCTCCTCGGTCATCATTGTACGCTTGAACGTAGTCAAAAGACCGTGCAGTTGGTTGAGTTCTTCTTGGGTCATGGTGTTGGGGGTTTGTGTTTCGTACATCATGGGGGCAAGGTAGAAAGAAACTTCCATTCAACCTAATGTTTGAGGAACTTTTTTTACATGCAAAGAAAAAGGGCCCCCGACGTTTCGGGCGACCCTTCAACCTGTGATGAATGAAACACTAATCCTTCCCCTCGAAGAACGAGAGGCAAAGCGGGACTATGCCAACCCCAGCAAGGACGATGCCTTCCCAAGATAGGCCATGAGTGTGTATTTGCCAAAGGGCTTCGGTAACAATTGCACCCCCGATGGTTCGCTTGGCGCTCCACCTTTTGAGGTCGCCTTTGGTCTTGAACATCTCCGTGACGTCCAAGTTCTTGAGTATCTCGAACGCGGGCTTCATGTCGCCTCGCGGATGGTCCAGATGTAGTCGTCGCGGCGCTCTTCTAAGCAACCCCACCACCCTCCGAGGCGTGGCGTAGAGAAGTTCTTTTCCGTAGCCCAACCCGCGTACCTGTCTCCGAGCTTCTTATATGAACCCAACCGAAGATGGTGGACCGTGCGTTGCTCAAGCTTCATCTTTTGAGTGATGCGGTCCACGGTAATAGGTAGGTGCCACTTTTGGTGATCGTGGCCACGTACAATGATGTCCGCGTCGGGGAAGTCCTTTTGGTCGATGTCCGCCCCCAAGATTCCTTTGGAGCGTTTGGCACCCCCTCCGTACCCGTGGTGATAGTGGATATTGAAACGACGTCGGGCCGAGCCGCTGCGGTGTGCCTGAACAACCAACCAACCCGCGTAACCTCCCACCTCGACGTGACCACCTGCCGCGTTTAAGATTTGGGCCACACGGTCGATGGGTGACACCATCATTCGTTTCTCGATGTTGGTTTCGTGGTTGCCCTTCGAGATGAACTTAATGACATCAGCGTATTTGGAGAGCTTCTCTCCTACGTCTTGGATAACCTCGTCCACGTACACGCACGACTTGTATTCGGGGCGGAGTTCGGAGTAGTTCCCACGAGGGTCGTACTTGCCCTGCATGAGGTCGAACAAGTCTCCGAAGATGAACACCCCGGCGCCCAGCTCTCGTGCTTCTTCGAGGTGGCGGTGTAGCCGCTCCCGATCGCACTTCATGGCGTCGTAGTGGATGTCGGATATGAAGAGGAAGTGTTGTTGTCCTTTGCGCTGCTCTACGTTGCAGTCGACGGCGTGGACGGTGCGGTGTTTGCGGGTGAGGTGCATTCGTTAATATACCCAGAGGCAGTTTGGTGTCTTGTTCGGGTCGAGGTCGCAATGGATGAAGTTCTCTCCCACACCTATACGATGGAACCCAGCGTCGAGGAGAGCTTCCAACATAAGGAACCTGCGCTCGGAGTTTGGGACAGCGATGTCCACGGCCCAGCCCAGAAGGTGGCTTGACTTAGCGCTACCCCCGACGGCCTTGTTGTGCGGGATGCTGCGAAACCCCGACGTCACCACCATAGGGAAACCATAGATGTCGCGGGCGATGTCCAACGCTTGGACCACGGCGGGCTCCATGAGTTCACCCGAGCCGGGTTGGTCGGGCGAATCAAACTCGGACATTTTGAACCATTTGTACATTCAGAGTCCCTTTTTGGCCAACAACAACTTGAGCTCTTGGATGCCTTCGACGCACTCCTTCAACATGGCCTCAATCTTGCCTTGGTCAGACTCCAAACGGTACACCCGTCCCTTGAGTTTGGCCACCTCGCTATTCAAAGACACCCACACCCCAACCGCCGCCAGCAAGGAAGGTAACAAATTCAAGAACGTTTCGATGGTCATGGCTTCTTTGCTTTTGGTTTGGGCTTCGGTTTGTTCTTCTCCATCCACTTCTTGAGCGCCACGATGTTCTCTTTGCGGGTCATCGTAGCAACTTACGGGCAAGGTCCGGGTCAATCTGATCGTGTCCCCCAGAAATGGTCATGCCGTTCTGGAAGTACACGGCGGAGTCCGGGAACATATCCGCACCCGAGTTGGACGTGTACTCCGGGAAGAGGGTCATGTTAGCGCAGAGGTACTCCACAAGGCGCGTCGTGTAGAATTGCGCGTTCTGTCGTGCGTTCTCGATTTCGCGGTGCAAGTCGTCCTCGGAGATGGCCGAGGTGTTCTCTGCCGTGCGGATAACAAGTCCGCCGTTGTCGAGCTTGACGTACAAGTTCGGGAGGAGTTCAACCATCGACCACCACACCGTTGCCTTCCTCACGTAGCCGTCCACGAGGGCCTCGTAGTTGCCCGTCAGGGTGTCAGCTTCAATGTCGGCTTTTAACTTGTTAAGGAGGTCCGTGCCGAGGTATTGTTGGAGGTGTTTGTCTTGTGCCAAGATGATCGCCGGAACCATGACCGCGTCTTCCACCCCGCCGTTGAGCTGGGTCATACGCTTCATGTAGTCCGGGTTGACAAAGAGAACTTCTGCGGTGAGTGCCATTTATACGGGTGTTGTCCAGTTCTTGGGTTCGAGAAAACCACGGTTGGTTTGCTCACGTGTGGGCTTGGCAACGCGTGGGTCATTTTGTGGCAGCGGTTCCAACCCTGCCTCACGCAAAATCTTGCGGGCGCGGTTGACGCTGATTTTTTTGTTGTTCTTGCGGAGGTAGGTGCGACGCTCCCAAAAGTGCTGACACGATCCGCCACCGTGGTAAAGGAAGAGGTCGTATGTGTCCGTCCCATTTGGTCCCCATCCGGGGTTGACGGCACGATTCGAGGCGGCGTCGATGTCTTCCTTTCGCCATACGCGGTTCCCAGCGGCCACCATGCGCTTGCAGAAGTCGCGGGATTCGTTGCCGTTCTTGCCTGTGACTTTTGGCATATAAGCGTAGCGCACCTTCACAAGCTCGTTGTCTTGCTCTGACTTCGCTTGGGGCTTGCCTGATGGCACGCGGGCGAAGTTCCACAAGGCGTTTTGCTCTGCCTCGGTTTCTACGTCCACCCGGCGGGCGTCAATCAACTCCCATTCGTCGTCGACTTCCTCGCCCATCTCGATCAGGTAGTCACAAGCGAGGTTCAACTCTACGTCTTCGGATAGCTTCTCAGCCTCTACGGGCTCCATAGGCGGCACTTCTTCGACCGAGACGATGGTTGGGGTGCCTGCGGCCGTGAAGATGCTTTCAAGGGCGCTCTTTACGACTCGTTGATATGGTTTGATAACTTGACGGTCAAACAACTCCGAGGCAATTTCCAACTCTTGGGTGTTGCCTAGTTGCCCCGCCGTCTTGACTCCGAACATAGCCGAAGACACCACGCGGTGACCAACCATGATTTTGTCGGACACTTCGGTTGAGAGAAACTGGTATTGTTTGTCGGCATCGGAAAGCGGGAACGGCTCGAAGTCGGGCTTGCGGTCGGGAGAATCGGAGTAGGTGACAATGAACTTGCCGGCATTTGTAGCCCCGGCCAATTGGCGTTCGATGTCGTTTCTGATTCTCAACCGCTCCTCTTGCGCTGGGACTCCGTTTTTGAAGTGAATGGTAAACGAAGGGGCCAACCCGTTCTTGATGTTGTTTATATGGTATTTGCCGATTTCCTTGTCAAGCTCGATGTAGTCAATTGACCCGATGTAGTCGGGCTTCGGGTAGTAGTACGAGCCGGGAGAGAACGGCTTGACGTACAAGATTTGT